TCTCAGTTTATTACAAGCCAAGGACAAGATCCACGTGACTGGGTTCGCAAAGGCGGCGAGGTTCATTTAAAAACTCCCATTGGGGGCAACCCTGCTAATGGATTTGTGCAAACAGACTTTATGTTTTTCCCTAACCTAGATTGGGGAACATTCTTTTATGCCGGCGGTGAAGATTCAGCTTACAAAGGCGCCAATCGTAATGTGCTAATGAGTTCCGTTGCTAAATCACTGGGACTCAAAGTTGGTGCCAATGGTATGTTTAGTCGTACTAGCAATCAACTAGTACCAGGAGGCCAAGATCCAGACTACGTTGCACAAGCATTGTTGGGCCCAACTGCTACAAAAGAAAACTTAAAGAATGTAGAAAGCATTTACACTGCTCTAGCAAATGATCAACAAAAGGATGCTAAACTAGCTGACTTCCGTGAGTACTTAAAGCGCGAAGGACTTCAAGAGCCCATGCTTAAAGAAAACGAAGCTGGATTTTTAGGACGTCTGCGTGATCGTATTGTTAACCAAGGCATGTATGCGCTGATTGAAAGCGAAGAACAGCAATACATTGCTGAAGCAAAGAATCCTCGTATTCCTTATATCGAAGACCTAGTGCTGCAAAAAGGCATTAACGGTGCTCGTGAAGCTGTTGATATTATCAAACAAACCGCACAAGACACCAAACAACATGCTACCATTAAATGGGACGGAAGCCCTGCTGTGATATTTGGCCGTGACAGTGCTGGCAACTTTGTACTAACTGACAAAGCCGGTGCTACTGCTGTTGGGTACAATGGGCTTGCTACCAGTCCGCAAATGATGGATAAAATTCTACAACAACGTGATGCCTCTGCTGCTGCCAAAGGCAAGCAGTCTGATCGTTCGCAACTCAGCAAAATCTATCAAGATATTTGGCCTTACTTTGAAGCTGCTGTTCCTAAAAACTTCCGTGGCTACATGAAAGGTGACTTGTTGTATTTCCCCGAGCGTCCTTGGGTAGAGGATGCAGGTAATTTAGTGTTTCAACCGAACACGTATGGTGGTATTCAGTATCGTATCCCTGTGGCCAGTCCATTGGGGCAAGAAATTGTTAACAGCCAAGTTGGCATAGCTGTTCATACTTACATGGAAGATCCACACGCCCAAGAACAGTTTATTGGCAATCCGCAGTCTAAACTTAAAAAAGTCCCTGGACTAATGCTAACTGGTGCCACTGTTGATAATCTAGAAAACTTAAAACTCAACAGAAAAATCATGAGCGAACTCAGTGAGTATACTCGTGGAGAAAATGCACAAGCCCTGCAAGGATTGTTAAACCCTGCTGAATTACGTGCTGCACAGATTACTGATTTGCCTGCACTAATGGAAAAGTTTATTCACAGCCTTAAAGGCACTGATTACTCTGGCGCTACTCCGCAGGCATTTGGTCAATGGTTACAAACTATTGTAACTGCACAAAAATACAACAATATTGTAGAATACCTACAAAGCCCTCGTTCTAATGTACTAGGCATGAGTGTTGCATTTGCTATTTGGAACAAGCTACACGAGCTCAAAGTTGATATTCAACGTCAGTTAGATGTTCAGCAGCCAGGACAAGAAGGTTGGGTATTTTCTACCCCTGCAGGCCGTGCAAAAGTGGTTAGTAGAACAGCCGGCGGATTTGCGGATCCTGCTCGTAAAGCACAGGCTAAGACCTAATTTTTTTCGTTTTGACTAAATAAAAGTAGAGTTGCTATACTCATAAATTTAGGAGAAACAAAATGGCATATTTTACAAGAGTTAACGGTGATGCACAACCGGTATTTGCGCTAGACATTGCAAACGGTGCTGCTAATCCAAACGCTACATCTACTGGTTCTGGTAACACAGTTCAGCCTCAAGGTCCGAAGTTAGACTTCTTCAACATCCAAATGGCTAACAGCATTACTACTACTCAGTTCGGCCCTAACGGTTACCTTTCTAACGTTTTGCAAGCTATCCAACAAACTACTACAGTTGCTATGTATCAAGTTGATGGCGCTTGGTTGAGCGTTGCATTGTACCCAAGTGGTGCTATCGCTAACACAACAGTTATGACTAGCGTTGCTAACGCAGCTGGTGTTGCTGGTGTTAACCAAGTTAGCGCATCTCGCGCAGACGGCTTCAAGCTAGCACAATCTTAATCAGATATTTTTTGATTACGACCCCGGATTTATTCCGGGGTTTTTTATTGGCTGTTAAATAGACTGTCCTATGCTAATACATTGTTTAACTCTTTTTGATATCACCGAGACCGGGGTTACCGGTCACTACAACCAATCCCATATAACTTTTTGTGATCGAAACGGAACATCTATTACTAATATCAATGATTGGACTAAATCAAGAAACAAACAAAGAAATTTTGAAACTATTCTACAAGTGCTACAATTGCGAACACAAGTATTTGATACTACCACACCTGTAAACAGCAATGGAAAATGGTCATTTGAATTTAATGTAGAATTTGAAGGAATATATCAACTGGGCAACGATGAATTTGGCACACTAAAACAAGACTGCAATGGTGTACCAATGATCATGGGCCTAGATGATGAATATGCACTGTCTCAGTTATTAATAGTAAATGGAAGTCAGCAGAACATTTGGTTTGAAACAGTTCCGGTAAATAATTAATCATGACTGACACTACAGAACTAGAAAAGAAAAGTTTAGAAGCCCACGTTGATCTATGCGCTCAACGTTATCGCTTCTTAGAAGAAAAAATCACCAGCATGGATGAAAAAATTGAAGCAGTAGGCGATGTTGTAGCTGATGTTAAATCTTCTGTGTCTAAAATGGCCGAGAAAAACAACGACCGTCTCATTAACTGGGGCGTTGGCATTATTGTGTTCTTAGTTGGTGTTATTGGTTATCTACTCAAAATTCAAGCCTAATGGATAAAGATAAACAAATGGAGCGATTGCTCCGTGAAGAATTTAAAACTGTTTTGCCAAACCTCATCTGGCAAAACACAGACGGGGAATACGAAGCATTTGACAAGTATAAAATTGTTCCTGAGCACCCAGGATACTCAGTGTACATAAATGATGATTGTCAGGGATTTTTTAACAGCACACGAACAGCAATAAGTTGGTGTGTTGCTGATAAATTCCGACGTTTTAATTTAGCGAGAGATTTGTTAAATTATGATAACATGTTGGCTAACATAAGCAATGATATTTTTGTCAGAGCTGGGGTAGCCAACAAAACACAGGATTATATACTAAAAGAAAGTATAGAAACCAAGTTAGAGCCAAAAATTATACAGAAGCGTGAGATTGAATCTCAACTCAATAAATGTGTAAATTGGGCTAAATACCTACAGCAAAAAGGATTCGAAAATGAAACTGCAAGATTTGGCTCAGCCACAACAATCAAAACAAACCGCTCGAGTGTTTGAAAGTTATTTTGGACAAAGTGCAAACTTTGACCAGTTGACTCACCCTCAAGCCCGTAACATGCTAACCCGTGTTCGTAATTTAATTCGCGAACATCGTGCTCACCCTAGTTTTCACCGCAGTGAACAAAACCCAACTTATTTGAAGTTGGTTGTAATGGAGCAAGGACTTGCAGAACGTATGCGCGAAACTCTTCGTGAAGCTAGTGAAGTTCAACAAGCTCAAGTAGTTCTTGCTGCCCAAGACATGGTAGACAAAATGCAAAAGATGTTGGAAGAAATTACTGCATTGCAGTTCAAAGATCTTCCTGCATTAGTTGATTCTATCAAGAACGAAGTTGGCGCTCAACAAGCTACACAATTCAATGCTGACGCTACTGCTGCTCTAAGCGGCCTGGTGCAAAACCTACAAGCTGGCAAGCAACAAATGGAAGCTGCACTTGGCGTAGTTACAGGCGAAGGCGCTGCTCCAATGGATGCAGGTCTGGGCGCTGATATGGGTGCCGGCGGCGAAGCTGGTGCTGCTGCTGATTTAGCCGCTGCTGGTGCAGATTTAGAAGCAGGTGCAGGCGACTTAGAAGCAGGTGCTGAACTCGCAGCTGACGACTTAGAAGCTCCAGAAGCCGGCGCAGGTGCTGCTGACTTAGGGCGTGGACGCAGATAATGCTAATCCGTGAATTTGCAGAAGGTGCAGTTAATACACAAAAATTAACTGCCCTTATCGACTTCCTGTCAGGTCGTGCTGAAGATCAAAACGCTAAAAAGCAAATCAGCAAACAAGCGTTGATCAATGCCGCCAAGAATTTGGGAGTTAATATCAACGATCAGATTCTTTCAGAACTAATTCTCAAAGAGCCACTTAAAAATATTCTTGAGCCAATTGAACCAAATTCGGATGTTATCCGTTTTAGAGGTAACACAGATGTTGATACACCTATGCCAGTTGATACTGCACAAGACATTGTTGCCCAAAATGCTAAAGCGGCAATGAAACGCGGAATGAGTTAATCAAAACGGGTCAACGCAATGTTGACCTTTGGCGTTAAGTATAGTATAATATACTATAGGAAAAGCCATGAAATACCTAATTACAATCATCTTATCAGTTTTAGCACTAACAGCTAATGCCCAACATCGTCACCACCATCACCACGGCCACGGTGGCAGCAATAGCTGGGGTTGGTTGGCACCGGCTATTATCGGCGGCGCAATTGTATACGGAGCAACAAGGCCAAGTAATCCGCCACCGCCTGTTGTATATCAAACAGGGCCATTGCCGCCACCGCCATATGGCTACCACTATGAACAAATTCTAGACGCTAACTGTAATTGTTATCGTTGGGTATTGATACAAGGATAATTTTATGGTAGAACTCACTGAATCAGCAATAACTAAAATCTCAGAAATTTTAGCAGAAGAAAATAATCCAAACGTAAAACTAAGAACATTTGTGCAGGGCGGCGGGTGTTCTGGATTTCAATATGGGTTTGTTCTTGACGAGGAGCAAAGCGAAGATGACTTTACTATCAACAAGTCGGGCATAACAGTATTAATTGATAGCATGAGTATGCAATATCTAACTGGGGCTACCATTGATTATAAAGAAGATTTAATGACCAGTAGTTTTGTTATTAACAAC